ATGTGTTGCGCCTGCTCTGCTATTTCTCCGAGCATCGCGTGAAACTTGGCTTCTTGGTCGCGCGTCTTGATCGGTTGACCGACTGCCACACTGAACGGACGCGGCATGCTCGCCATGCTTGCGCAGACTGCCCGAAGGTGAATCTCGTTTTCGACGTTGCGGCGAATCATCACTTCACCCACTTCGATGGTTTCAGAGCCTTCATAAACTCAACGCTATCCGCTATGCGCTTTTGCTCTGCCTCTGCGCGCTTTTGGTCGGTGAAAACGTCTAAGCGTTTCGGTTGTGGCTTTTTCACAGAATCGCCCTTTTATCTGCGCGGTGGTCGTGGTTCCGCTTGTACGGACGCAAGTCGAGCAATTCCCGCTCTTGCAGCAATATCGTGCGCTGGTGGTCTTTGCAAATGGCCTTGTAGTCCCGCGCATCGCGTCGCCATGACAGCGCGCGCCATACGATGAGGGCGAGAATCAACAGGACGAAAAACAGTTCAGCAAGCCCCATTACTCGCCATCCTTATCGCCGTGGTGCCGCATGTATTCGCCGCACACCGCCTTAGCTGGTTTCAGGTAGCCTGGCGATTGCCGCCGGTAGCACGTAAGTTCCAACATCGTCACTCCTTGTTCAATCGGTTTTTCGGCTAGTGCCGAGTAGTCGCAGCCTGCGCAGTTCACGCCGATTGCAGCGCGTATGTTGGAATGCCGCCGCATAGCCCGCCATCATCAAAAACAACAAAAAACCCGCCAACCATCTTGCTGGTTACCGTTGCTTTTTGGCCTACGCGGTTTTCACGAACGCCAGCAGAAACTGCATGGTTTTTCGCAAGCTCATCAAGGAATTTTTTGTAAGCCTTAGTGACGATTACGCGGTTTCCGATTTCAAACATTTTTTTCTCCATTGGTTGTTGATCTAATTCGACGCAGTTCATTGAGCACTTCCGCGCGCGTTGGTGCGCCGTTCTGTCGCCTGATGACTTCCAGTATTCCCTCTTGGTGCGCTCGCTTCGCTTGGCCGTTTGGCACGTTTGCGAGTAATTGGGCGCAGCAGAAAACACACTTCAGGTCTGTTGGTTTGTGGGTGCATGTCAACTCAGCGCCTTTATCCAGTCGTCAACCGTGAATTCACCGCGCTCAATTGACTCGTTAACTTCGCCGATTGAATCCATCGCTTCATCGCGCCAGTTTTCAGGCGTATTGCGTTGGCACACGGTCGTTACCAATCTTTCGAGTTCGCGCTGTAGCTCTCTGCTGTCACCGCTTCCAGATACGTGCTGTAGCGACCGTTGATCTTGTCGTACTTGAGTTTGCATAGCCCTACCTCTCCAATGTGTTTGAAGCGAATCTTTTGAACGTGAACCTCTACCGGTGCGCGATGGTCTGTTTTGTCAGGACGATGCACTGTTATGATGTTGTCGAGCTTGTTGCCCCAATGAGCGCCGCCCGCTACATCGAAGAACGTCGGGACGGGCTGAATCCCGTCCTTGCTCTTTGCGACCAACTTAGGATGCGCAACAATGAAAACGTGAGCGCCCGTGGAATGAACAAACTTGTCCAACCGTCCGAGCGCTTCGCTCAAATAATCGGCTTCGGTTTGCCCGTTACTAGTGTCTTTGTGCAGGAAGTTCCACGGGTCAATGATGAGAAAGAATGGCCGCTCTTTTGGCGCGTTGCGGGTCTCATGGCCGGGTTCCCACCAGTACAAATCTTCCACGGGGAATTTGTCCGACAGCACGTCAAAAATTGACTGTGCGCCGTCGCCATCGTCGATAAACCGCACGCGGTTTGTCAGCCACTTGAAGCTGTCAGCGGCTTCCGCTGCGGTCATGCGTGCATTCGGCCCTTCGCTGAACGGATGTCCGTTGTGCTTCTCCAAAAGTTTGGAAATGTGAAGCTCGTAAGGCTTGTTTTCTGGCGAGTAGAACGCTGCTCGCGCTGTCGGATTCGTCCGTAACAGTTCGATGATCAATGCATCCAAAAACTCGGATTTGCCAGAGCCGGGATAGCCAGTAACGAGCGTGTGCTGTGCCGGTGCGACGGTGTAAAGTTTTGTCAGGAAAGGCCACGGCGTAGAGAGTCCGCGCTTCAATCCGTTGGTGTAAAGTTTCCCAACGGCTACGTTCATTTCCTCAAGGGTCAGCGCTCTCATAACGCCACCCTGTCGGAATAGCTGTTGTGCGCCTTTGTTGCTGCAATAAGGGAAAACCCGTCATTCCAGCGTTCGTTATTCAAGTACACCAGCGGCGCTTCGATGTACTTAGGGTCCGCCCATTTTGTGCCCTGCTTGCGCAAGCTGATGTCCGCTAGGATTTTTTCCGCAAGAGCATCGCACCTTGCAGTTTGCCAGCGATCACGGCATTTCTTCTTGTCTTGCTTGCGCTCGTTTTTAGGCCAACTGTCCCAGAATTCATCAAACCTAACCCCCGTTTTATTTATTGCTTCTGCCTTTGCTTCTGCTATAGGTTGATTCGGTTGAGTTTGTTGAGTGTGTTGAGTTTTATCTTTGCGTGTGTGCCAGTAATCACGGTGGTAACTGCGGCGATCTTCCTCGCGTTTTAGCTGTCGATAGTGCTTGTAATTGACTATGCGCCATCCCCATGCCCTGCCCTCAGACAATGGCACTATGCGCCGCCCTTCCTCAGTTGGGGTGCGCGACTCTGGGTCGGGCAGCAACAATGCCGCAATGCCTTTTTCGATGATCTCGATAGGAATAGTCGTTCGGCGACTTATTGCCGTTGCTGTCATATCGACGTGGCCTTCTTGGTCAGCCAAAATCAACAACTGCTGAAACGTAACCAGCGATTCCCACGGGCCAACAGTGCAGAGCGTACCGTCGAATATTTGAGAGAAAACTTTTGCGTACATGTTTAACGTGTTGAGTCGTGTTGAGGCTCAATCATATCGCTACTCACGCTCCACACAACCGGGTTACAACCTTGACGCATGACCAACCACGCGCCTGCATATCCATCAATCCGACACATCAGCATCCACTTAGCGCGGCGCTTTGTTGCCTGCGTCATGGCTTGCTTCTTGTGAGCTCGAACGTTGATAGAAGCCGTGTTCTTGACCTCTACAGCCCACGTATTGCCGTCGCCATCAATAGCCAACAAATCTTCCGACTCGATGCCGCCGGACAGATCGCCGCACGTCCAATCGCGTGATTCGAGTAATTGGCGGGCTTGCGTTTGACCGGCGCGGCCTTTGGTGCGCGATGTTTTGCCCATCAAACTGGTGCCAGTCGATAAAAGCTGTTCACGCCATTGCGCCGAAAATGGATCCGGCCTGAGCGGATTAACCCGTTCACTGCGGCTTTAATCTCCAAGTCGGTAAACGATGTTCGCTTGATAATGTCTTGACGGGAGATTTCACCTTCTTGCGGAATCATCCGCAGTACCGTCTGAGTCGCTAAGAACGTGTTGCAGCGCTCAGGTCGTTTGACTGGCTGAACGTTTGCGCGCTCGCGTTTGCGGTGAAGCATCTCGTTGATTAGGTGGCGGGCGTGTTCCATTACGCCGCCTTTCCCGTGATGCGATACGTCTTCTGCGCTCGTCTTGGTTTGAGAATGACGTCCCTATCGCTCCATCCGAGTTGGAGCCGTTTGTATATGGCGGTTTGTGGCAATCCAACCGTTTCCGCCCACTCAATAGCCGTCTTTGTCACGCCATCAAGCGTAAGCAACCGATTAGACCGTCGGTTTCTTTGTTGCTGTTCCATCGTTTCCCACTGGCAATTTGTCGGTGAATACCCAAGATCGTTGTTTATTCGTCCTAGCGTCATGCCTGTCGGACGTTGCCCCATATCGCGCAGAAACGCAGAAAAGTCACGCCACACCGGATCAACTTGAATGCCGCGTCCTCCATAGTCAGCGTAAGACTTGTGTGATGGTTGGTCGCATCGCCTCCACATAGATTCCCATGTTGAATAGGTCGATGAGGCATGCTTTCTAGTGCCGGCTGCATGCCCGTGTTTTGTCCGGCCTCCAGATATTTGGTTATTCACGCACTGGCGACACAGCACGGGCATTCCACGCTTTTCAAGCCCCTTGATTGATTGCACGTGTTTTGTCCCGTCCATCCCGCAACGGCACCGAATGCGCCAATGCGATGAACTGGCGCGCATTCCGTCAATCTGAGACAAGATGAGAGCTTCGCCAATAACTACGCCCGGCGTGACCTCAACGCGTTTTTCGCATTTCCTCACGATAAATCTCCCAAATGGTCGAACGCTATTCCGGTGTCAAACCAGCGGTTCTTAAACGTCGCAATAATTGCGGCGCATTGGCTTTTTGTGCTCA